GGCCTAGCCGGTCAGACACGGCTGATAGCAAGTTACCGACAGGTACAAACCAGTCGAGAACGAAGCTATATGGGAGCGTCTCCCACAGCAAAGATGCTGGGTTAACTAATCCGAGGTTGCTCGAAGTTTGCAACCAAGGGATCGAAACACTTGCCTGGATATGAGTCCGGACAGTGCCACGAGCCCGTATCGTGCGTTTAACACGATTTCGGATTATCTCCTCTTTAGTCAACTCGCCCCATTGAATGGTGCGCTTAGAAGAAAGAATTAAATCTTTCTTGAGATCGCGATGAGCAATTTGAGCCAAGTCATGGACGGAACCCGCAAGCGGACTCCAACCATAGCTAAACTCAAGCCACTTATTCGCGACAGACTTAGAGGTGATATTGCCCTTCCCCCAGTCGAATATTTGTTCGACTGAGAGGCCCCTCCGGAATTGCCGGAGGAAAGAGACTAAGTCGATAGCGGCTCCTGCGAGCATATCGACACTCTTACGTGCCTCAAGGAGGTCCACTCCAAGCTCAGCCTTCATAGAAGAAAGCCGATTCATGCACTCAACCGCAGAACGGTCACGAGCATTTTCTTCGTGAGCTATGAAGAGACCTATGTAAGGATCACCTACCACATTATAGGACTCGGATAAATATCGTTCATCACGATAATCATCCAAAACCCAATAAGGAGTGGCCAAATACTTGTGCGTTACCGCAGGTTCATTGGACACAACGCGTGAAATCACGCGTCGGTAGGATGTAGGATCACGATGGTTGCCTTTCTGGGTGAAGTCTTTAAACGAGACATCACTTACATAAGTATGACCACTCCGATAATCGAAGTCGCCACGACCTTGGAAGGTCGTAAAACCCCAGGAACGCGGGTACACACTCGAAATTTTCGAATGCGAGCCTTGCTCGTTGGTGTGAGCCTGCAACATTTTAAGTCCTTACGTCCGGGTATGCCGAACTACGATGAAACAACCGCCAAGGCGGCTGCCTCACCGTAGACC